GTGTAAGAAGTGTAAGTAACGTTAGGTCTTTGTTTTTAAAGGCGAATTCTCTAACGTTTGGACTTACGGTCGTTTTTCAGACCGTTAGGTCATTGAAATCAAAGGAAAAACCATGTGGACCTACGAAAAGCAACTGAGATGGGACGATTTTGTCGTGAGAGACAGCCGAGGCTGGCTGGTCTGCGTAGTCGGCAACGAAAACGAGGCCAAGCTGATCGTCGATGCGGTGAACGAATACAGAAAAAAATTGTTGACGGAAAAACGGGCGTAGGGTAGGGTATTTTTATTCGAACAAACCGCTTGGGAGAGCGAAATGACCATCACTAAAAACGACATTGAGATTTTGGCAGACGATCAAGGCTATCTGCCAGCCAAGGGAGAAACCGCGTTTAACTCAGTCGATGGTTCTGACGTTGCCGCGTTTCTAAAAAAGCTGGGTTTCAAGATTGCGCTGTTTGAGGATGCCGATTTTTATGGCGTAGCAATCACCAAGTGCGGCATTGCCGTTTCAACAAACGGCTACGTTCACCGCTGCGGAGGTTTCTAGTTATGCGCGACACAATCACAATGGAAATTTACGGCGACGTAGAAATTCAATTCGAGGCAGACCCCGCGCCAGAGGGCGACGAGATATCAAATTATTGGATGAACACGATCACGGTTAACGGCAAGGATTTGCTGGACGGTTTGAGCGACGAGGCTAAGGATAAATTCCTTGAGAATTTCATCAACGCTATGGACCGCGATTATGTGACCGAACTGATGTGGGACGTGTACTATGATCGTTGAAAAATCCACCCAGAAACTCACGCCAGATCAGGTGCGGGAAATCCGAGCGACCTACAAGCGCGGTCGTCGCGGGTCTGGGAACAGCCTGAAGGATCTGGCGCCGAAATATGGCGTCTCAAAAAACACCATGCACCGTGTCGTTACGGGGCAGATTTACAAGGAGGTCAGGTCGTGATCAGAATATTCCTAGCGGTGTGTGAACTCGCAGCCGTTATCGGCGGTCTGGCGGCAATCGTCGCGGTGTTAATCGTTTTGACGGCGATGGTGTGATCGTGTATCTTGCGCTCAGAATTTAGGGGAATTTCGTGGAAATAAAATCAAAATTAGTTTCCGAACTAATTCCATATGCTTCCAACAGCCGGACGCATTCGGATGCTCAAGTCGCACAGATCGCAGCATCTATCCGAGAGTTTGGATGGACTAACCCGATCCTGATCGACAAGGATAATTCCATCATTGCAGGCCACGGGCGCTTGCTGGCTGCCCGCAATCTGGGGATGGAGAAGGTGCCAACTATCGTGTTGGATCACCTGTCCAAGGCCCAGCAGCGGGCTCTGGTGATTGCAGACAATAAACTGGCGTTAAACGCTGAATGGGATTTTGAATTGTTATCTAGCGAAATTGCATGGCTCGATAATGAAAATCAATTCAATTTGTCTTTGCTGGGTTTTGACGAAACGGAATTGGGAAACATTCTTTTAACAAATAATTTTGAACCGGCCCATGAAGGCGATCAAACTCGTCTTGACGAGAAAAAACCTATTATTTGTCCTGAGTGTCACCATGAATTCCGCGTGTAATTTAAAAATTGATTGGGCATCTACAGAAGCCGCTCAATATGCCTGTAAAAATTGGCATTACACTCAGAAAATGCCAAATGCCGGGGTAAAATTTGGAATTTGGGAAAATAAAATATTTGTTGGCGTCATATTGTTTGGCATTGGGGCGGCAAATGCAACCAATGGAAAAAAATACGGTTTGCCAGAAAAAAATGCAATTGCCGAGCTTGTTCGTGTAGCAATGCGCCGTGACCATCAAACTCCAGTTTCCAAGTGTGTTTCTATCGCAATCAAAATGTTAAAAAAACAATCTCCTAATTTGAGAATGTTAATATCATTTGCTGATACTGAACAAGGCCATCATGGCGGTATTTATCAAGCCGGAAATTGGATATATACAGGCGTTAGTACGTCGGACCGCGTTTTCATTATCAAAGGAGAACGCAAACATGCAAAAACTATTCATTCTAATAAATGGGTTCAATCAGAAGAGTGGTTGAAAGCTCATGTTGATCCTAACGCAAAAATAATAAAAACCCCCGGAAAACACCGTTATCTAATGCCCCTAGACGCTGAGATGAAAGAGCGTATTATTCCTTTTAGCAAACCATACCCCAAGCGTGTGAAAGATCAGGCGGCATCGAACCCCGATGCTCTGGGCAGTGAGACTCTGACCCACACGCTCCAAAACTTAGGGCCGACAAAATGACCGAGCCTGAAACGGAGGTTTCTTTAGCCGCTAATAAAGGCGGACGGCCTCGCAAACTGACGCCTGATGATAAGACGATGGGCGCTGTTCGTGGGCTTGGGCAAATCCAGGCGACGACCAAAGAGTGCGCGGCGTTCTTCAACGTAACCGAACCGACGTTCCTGAAATTCAAGGCTGATTATCCTGAGATTGCAGAGGCGCTGGAAGACGGCAAGGGCCACGGTCGTATATCGCTGCGCCGGACACAACTGAAGCTGGCCGAGAAGAACGCTGCGATGGCGATCTTTCTGGGCAAGAACTTGTTAGGCCAATCGGACCGCCAAGAGATCACTGGCGCTAACGGTGGACCGATCAGCCATAGTTTGAGGGTGGAATTTGTCGATTCAGCTCCCTAAGTGGTCCGAAATCCTGTTTGACGAATCGGCCAGGTATATCGCTGTTAAGGGTGGTCGCGGATCGGGCAAGTCCAGATCGGTTGCAACGGCGCTGAATCTTAGGGCTGCGGCGAAACCGCTTAGAATTCTATGCGTCCGCGAAATCCAGAAGTCTATTCGCGATTCGTCTAAGCGTCTGCTTGACGATGACGCGGAACGGATCGGGCTTACGTCGTTTTACAATTCGCTGGAGACCGAAGTCAGGGGCGCGAACGGATCGCTGTTCCTGTTTGCTGGTCTGCGCCACAACATCGACTCGATCAAGTCAATGGAAGGGATCGACATTTGCTGGGTTGAAGAGGCCCAGAGCGTGTCTAGAACCTCGCTAGAAACCCTGATCCCCACGATCCGTAAGCCTGGCTCGCAGATCATATTCACATGGAATCCGAAGCACGAATCAGACCCTATTGAAGAGATGTTTGGCCGCGAGGATCTGCCGCCTGATACGCGGGTCAAGACGGTTAATTACATCGACAATCCTTGGTTCCCAGACGTGCTCCAGAAGGAGGCGGCTTACGATCTGAGCCGAGATCCTGAGAAATACAACCACGTCTGGATGGGCGGCTATCTGCGGAACTCAGAATCCCGCGTGTTCAAGAACTGGACCGTCGAGGAATTTGAGGCACCGGCAGACGCTATGTTCCGGCTTGGCGCTGACTGGGGCTTCGCGTCTGATCCGTCTGTTCTGGTCCGTTGCCACATCGTCGGGCGTAAACTGTTCATCGACTACGAAGCCCACATGGTCGGCTGCGAAATCATGGATCTGCCCAGCCTGTTTATGTCAGTGCCAGGCGCTGAGAAGTGGCCGATCACGGCTGATAGCGCCAGACCTGAGACGATCAGCCATATGCGGAACAACGGGTTCCCCAAGATCCAGGCTGCGGTCAAGGGTCCGAAGTCCATCGAAGACGGGATTGAGTGGCTCAAATCATTTGATATCGTGGTCCATCCGCGTTGCCGTCACACCATCGACGAACTAACCATGTACAGCTATAAGACCGATCCTCTCACGCAATTGGTGCTACCCTTGCTTGAAGACAAGAATAATCATATCATAGACGCGCTAAGATACGCCTGCGAGGGCGCTAGGCGGGCAAACATAGTCCGGCCTACGTTTGTCGCTCCAATCGCTGTCAACAGTCCGTACGCGAGACGCTAACCAAATGGCTATTACGAAATCCGAGCGTTGGAACGCGATTCACTCCGAAGCCATTACGGAATTCGACGCCATTAACTCGGCGGTGCGAGATGAACGGTTGCAAGCGTTGGACGACCGGAGGTTTTACAGCATCGCTGGCGCTCAATGGGAAGGCCCTCTGACTGAACAGTTTGCTAACCGACCAAAAATGGAGGTGAATAAGATTCACCTTTCGGTTATCCGGATCATTAACGAATATCGGGCCAACCGAATCACGGTCGATTTTGTCTCAAAAGAAGGCGACGAATACGACAAACTGGCTGAAACATGCGACGACCTGTACCGCGCCGACGAACAGGATAGCGGCGCGGAAGAGGCTTACGACAACGCCTTCGAAGAGGCTGTCGGCGGCGGTTTCGGTGCCTGGCGTTTGCGGACCGTTTACGAAGACGAGGCAGACGAGGAAGACGATAAGCAGCGGATCAGGATTGAACCGATTTTCGACGCTGATTCGTCCGTGTTCTTTGACTTAAACGCCAAGCGTCAGGACAAGGCAGACGCAAAACGAGCATTTGTGCTCACCGCAATGACGCCAGAAGCATATGAGGCGGAATACAAGGAATCTCCTGCATCTTGGGACAAACTGATTCAGCGCACCCAATTTGACTGGCTTACCCCTGACGTCGTGTATGTCGCGGAATATTACCGGGTCGAAGAGAAGTCAGAACTGATTCACGTCTACCGCGATCTAGGCGGCGAGGAAGAGCGATACGCTGACTCGGAACTGGATGACGCCAAGTTAGCCGAGCTGGCCGCTATCGGATCCGTGAAGGTGCGCCAGAAGCGTATCAAGCGTCAACGGGTGCATAAGTACATTCTGAGCGGCGGCGGTGTGCTGGAAGACTGCGGCTATATCGCGGGCAAGCATATCCCAATCGTGCCGGTCTATGGCAAGCGGTGGTTCATTGACAATGTGGAACGCTACATGGGCCACGTTCGCCTTGCTAAAGACGCGCAACGGCTAAAGAACATGCAGCTATCAAAGCTGGCCGAAATCTCGGCGCTGTCGTCTGTGTCTAAGCCGATCTTGTTCCCCGAACAGATCGCGGGTCATCAGGTGATGTGGTCCGAAGACAACGTTAAAAACTACCCCTATCTGCTGATCAACCCTGTTACCGGTCAAGACGGGCAACAGGCGCTGACTGGGCCGACCGCGTACACCAAGGCCCCTGATGTCCCGCCTGCGATGGCCGCGCTGCTACAGATCACCGAGCAGGACATGCGTGACGTTCTGGGCAACCAAGAGCAGGGCGAGAAGACCGTTTCGAATATCAGCGCCAAAGCTATTGAACTGATTCAATCCAAGCTGGATATGCAAACGCAGATCTATGTCACGAACATGGCGAAGGCGATCAAGCGGAGCGGCGAAATATGGCTGTCGATGGCGAAGGATATATTCGTCGAAGAAAACCGCAAGATGAAAGGGATCGCCAGTGATGGCACCCTGAAGAAAATCGAACTCATGCGTCCCGTGATTAATGAAAAGACTGGCGAGACTGAGACCGAGAACGATCTGTCCGACGCTGATTTTGATATCACGGTTGACGTTGGGCCATCGTCGTCTAGCAAGCGCAGCGCCACGGTTCGCAGCCTGACGAATATGCTAGCGATCACTACCGATCCTGAAACCGCCCAGGTTCTTCAGGCCATGACGATGTTGAACATGGAAGGCGAAGGAATCAGCGACGTTCGTGATTACTTCCGTTCCAAGATGGTTAAGATGGGCGTCAT